GGAACAAGACAAGATTTAGAAACAAAAAAAGCAGGAACAGTTGTAATTGCTTTTCCTTCAGAAAATATTAACTGGGACAAAGACGGATTCAGTCACTTGCTTTGTGTACTCCTAGGTGGACAATGTGACATAGATACTATTACAAAATGTCATGTATTAGATATTGACGACTGCGGATTGATTCCTAAACTTGCACCTAAGTTTGGATTATCCGGTATTAGAGAATTTACAGGACAATATAACAAGCCGTTACTAGGATGTATTCTTAAACCTAAAATTGGTTTAAATCCAACTGATTATGCAAGTATTGTTAAAGAGATGGTCGATGGTGGCGCTGATATTATCAAGGAAGATGAAATCCTTGGAAGCCCACTATTCTGTAGTTTAGAAGACCGTCTTGAAATTGTTCGTAGTGTAATTGGCGATAAGAAAATTATATATCTTACTGCCATTAACGGTGACGCCAACACTGTGCTTGAAAAAGCACACACAGTCAGTGCCGCAGGTATCAATGGAGTTCACGTTAATGTGTGGAGTGGATTAGGCACGTATCGTGCAGTCCGTAAACAGAACTTGCCTGTTGCTATTCACTATCAAAAGAGTGGTGACAAAGCATTTACTCACGAGGGTAATGCTTATAGATTTAGTTGGTATGCCCTATGCAAGTTGGCCGCATGGAGTGGTGTTGATACAATTCATGCAGGCATGTGGGGCTCCTATCTAAGTGACGATCCCGTTGAACTTAAAAGACTTATGGACATGTTGACAAGTCATAATGTTGTGCCTGCACTAAGTTGCGGAATGAATGCTACGCTGATTCCTAAAGTAACAGAAAAGTTTGGTGTTGATTATCTAGCCAACGTAGGTAGTGCATGTCATAGTCATCCTGATGGTGTATATGCAGGTGTTAAAAAATTAAGAGATGCAATTGATGCAACAGGTAATCACGCTTAAAGGCGGCAGTCTTAATTCGACTTCATTACACATAGATGGAGATAAGAAATTTGTAAGAAAACTTATCTCCACTAGTGCTGATAGAGAATATGGATATGTACGCTGGTACAGTCAGTTAAAAAAATTACAAAGATTCAATGCACTAGTTCCAGGGTGTGTTCCCCAAGTGTATGATGCCGGTATTACAGAAGACGGAGCATACTTCGATATTGAATATATTGATGCAAAAGATATTAAAACATTATTTAAAGAAAATGCACTAACGCGATATCAGACAGAAAGGATGCATAAATCTTTGTGGTTTACTTTTGATAGATTACACAGCCACAAGTACGCACCAAACGTTAGTAGTCTTAAACTTTACTTCCAGGAAGAAGTTCTGCAAAAACTCAATGATGCGAAACTTTTAGCGGAATTAAAAATAAAATTGAACAATTTTCTAAATTGTTTGATGAAGTAATTTCCTCCGAATGCTATGTACACGGTAATCCTACATTGGAAAATATTCTATACAATCCAGATACTGATAAAATCGTGTTCATAGATTTGTACGAAGAAGGCATAGTCGACAGTCAGTTTATGGATTACAGCCAAGTACTTCAATGTAGCAATAGTTTGTATGGTTTGCTCAATGACGGAGTTCTTAAAGTTAACGGCAATATTACAGATTTTTCTATAGATCCAGTCCCTGAAAATCTCATATATTTTAATGAGTTATTCAATGACGAATTAAAATACAGATATCCTGCTCACTATAAATTGGTAAAACTATTTGAAGCAACTCAATTTTTCCGTATGTTGCCTTTTAAATGCCATGCAGATAACATAGAAGCAGCCAAGTTTTTTTACGCCCATGCTTGCAGTCTAGTAAATAGATTACTATGACATGGCGTGTAAAAACTTCTCTTCCTATAGAATTTGAAATCAACAAAGTTCCTGATGCCCTAGACTTTTGGGTAATTCCAGGTCAGCGTCGTATTGCAATCGTTGATCAAATAGTGTATAATCTATATAAGGAAAGAATTCCCAAAGGTGTAGAATTATTCATTATTGAATCTACAGAAGCCGAAAAACATTGGGCAAATGCAGAACGTGTATTGGCATTTTTTGAAGAGAAAAATGTCTTACGTAGAAGTGAACCTATTATTGCAATAGGCGGTGGTGTACTATTAGATTTAGTTGGTTTTTGTTGTAGCATTTATCGCAGAGGTATTCCGTATGTTAGAATCCCTACAACATTGTTAGCCATAGTCGACGCCAGTGTAGGTGCTAAGACTAGCATTAATCATTTTGGTCGTAGAAATCGTATTGGTAGTTTTTACCCTCCTGTGCAAACTCTTATTGATACGAGTTTTATAAAAACACAGGACCGTAGGGAAATTTCCAACGGTATGGCAGAAATATTAAAGTTGGCAATTGTATTAGATTATCGTCTTTTTGAAATGATGGAACTGGCTCCTCATCAGTTGTTAACACAGAAATTTCAAAATCTTGCTTTAGCAGATCAAATTATTGATCGTGCAATCACTGGTATGACGCAAGAGTTAAATGATAATCTGTGGGAACGAAATTTAAAACGACCAGTAGACTTTGGACATAGTTTTAGTCCAGTAGTTGAAATGAAGAATGTGCCCAACTTATTACACGGTGAAGCAGTTATTTTGGATTGTTTGTTGAGCAGTTGCATAAGCAATCTTAGAGGATATCTGTCCAACGAAGAGTTAGAACGTATTTTTACAGTAATTAAAAATTGTGGACTTGCTACAGAACACGAAGATTTTTATAACGTTGATTTATTATGGAGTGGTTTAAAAGACGTAATGAATCATAGAAATGATAATCAGTATTTGCCTATACCTACTAGTATAGGACGTTGTGAAATTATCAACGATGTTACTTATAGCGAGATTCAACAAGCAACACAGAGATTAAAGAGTTTACAATGAAAACAGTAGTTATTACAGGAACAAGTAGAGGACTAGGCCTATCCATTGCTAAGAAGTTTATCAATGCAGGATGGCATGTTATTGGGTTGGGTAGAACGGCCCCTGACAAATTAGAAAATTATACGCATTACACAGCAGACATTGCGAATATGAGTCAAGTTTTTTCTACGTTCGATACCATACGTAAAACTAAAACTAATATTGATTTGTTAGTTAATAACAGCGCGGCATTCCATGCCGGGTCGTTTGACACACTGGAGTACATTGATATCTGCACAATAATAGATACTAATGTTAAAGGTACAATGTATGTGACCATGGAAGCATTAAAATCCATGACCGCGGGTAGTAGAGTTATTTTTATTAATAGTGTCGCTGGCATTAGAGAAATACAAAATCAAAGTTTGTATTGTGCTAGTAAAGCCGCATTGAAAAGTTTTGCTGGCATTATTGGACAAGAACTACGCAGTAGAAAAATCAAAGTTTCTAGCATTCATCCCGGCGGCATCAATACCACATTGTGGAATGAACAAAATCCGTATCCATGTGGTCGTGCAGAAGATGCACTAGATCCAAACATAGTTGCTGATGCAGTATTTCATATTGCAGAAGTTCCACACAATACAGAGATTAAAACAATTACAATGTTCCCAGAAGTGGAGTGGCACTAATGTACGATATTGTTTTTATTAGTTACGGCGAACCAAATGCCGAAGCAAATTGGGAACGTCTTAAAAAGCGTTTTCCTTTGGCTAAACGTGTTAAGGATGTTACAGGTATTCATCAAGCACACATTGCCGCGGCAAAAAAAGCATTTACCAAGATGTTTTGGGTAGTAGATGGCGATGCAGAAATATTAGACGATTTTAACTTTGATCATGAAGTCAGTGAATACGATTTAGATGTTGTGCATGTATGGCGCAGTCGTAATCCTATTAACGATTTAGAATACGGCTATGGTGGCGTCAAATTATTGCCACGTAAACTAACATTAGATATGGACATTACTAAACCAGACATGACTACTAGTATTAGTACAAAGTTCAAAGCCATGGAACAAGTATCTAATATTACTGCATTTAATACTGATCCATTTAACACCTGGAAATCAGCATTTAGAGAATGTGTAAAACTTGCCTCTAAAGTAATTGACGGTCAAGTAGATGAAGAAACAGAAGTACGATTAATGACTTGGTGTACCTATGCTGACAAACGACAGTTTAATGACTGGGCATTCCTTGGCGCGGAAGATGGCAAAATGTATGGAATGATGAAAGCAGGTGATATAGAAGCCTTAAGTAAAATAAATGATTTTAAGTGGTTGCATGAATTCTTTTCAAGATATCCCGTTTCAAAAAATAGTTAAGTTCGGACAGCGAACTATGCTGGATCGTCCCTTATTCAACACTAGTTGGATACTGGGACGTTTTTGTAATTACAACTGTAGTTACTGTTGGCCTTATGCTCGTAGTGATAAAATTGATCACCAACCGCTTGAAGTATATAAAACTACAATAGACAATATCAAGAGTCAAGCACGAGCCAACGGATTTAATCAGTTCCATTGGTCGTTCAGCGGAGGCGAACCTACCGCTTATAAACAGTTACTAGATCTAGTAAAACATCTAGACGAAACAGAAAGTAGTTATCAGAGTATTCATATGACTACTAATCTAAGTCCTGGATCGAAATGGTGGAACACCTGGTGTACTAATACATCACTGTTACAACGTAGAAGTATTACAGCATCTTTCCATGATGAGTTTGCCAAGGAGCAAGAGTTTGGAGACAAGTGTTTACAGTTAATGTATGAACTTGTTCATGTAACAGTTAATCAAGTTATGGTTCCTGAAAAGTTTTATGAACTATACGAGAGAATGGAACGTTTTCATAAACGTGGTATTAACGTAACACTAAAACCGCAAAGCGACCCTACTGCTAGTGGTATTGTAGATGGCTACACTGAAGATATGATTCACAAGATGCAAACAGGATTTCCACAAAGATCCAACGGCGAAGACATTTATCAAATTGCGTTATACGATGATAAAAAGGAATACTTATTTGATCAAGCAGAACGCTTTAATGCGTTTGGATTTAATAAATTTACAGATTGGACTTGCAATGCAGGATATCAAAGTGTTATAATAAGAGGTACAGAAGTTAAACGAAGTTATAGTTGTCATGATCAATCATTGGGCAATATATTAACAGGGTTTGATTTGTTTGATACTCCTAAAAAATGTATTACTCCTAGTTGTGTTAGCAGTGCAGATAGTAAAATACCAAAAAGAAAATGAATAGACTAATAGTATTTGGATGTTCTTTAGCCTACGGAGTAGGGTTGAAGGATTGCTGGCCAAACGCTATTAAACCTAGTAAACTAAGTTGGCCACAATTAGTTGCAGACGTAATGGGTCGAAAATTAATTAATAAATCAGCACCGGGGTCATCTAATAAACGAATATGGTACACACTTAGCAAATTTAAATTTAAACCGGATGATATTGTTATAATTTCATGGACGTTTCCTAACAGACATTCAATTATTAGTTCTCCGTGGAAAGTACATGATTTACATCATAATCTTATCGACACTGATGTTTCTTCGGAATCATATTTTAAAGACATATACTCTACGTACGATTCTTACATTACATCTAAGTTGTTAATAGATCATGCAAATAGATTGTTATTAGAAAAAAATATTACTACACATAATTTAATAGTTGAAAAATACTTTAAACATGTAATGGGCGACTATAAGGTACTCCCGTTATATATGGGTGTATACGAAGAACTTTATCCTAGAGCGTTAGATGGTGATCATCTAGGACAAGAAGGACATACAGCATTTGCAAGAGATTTACTAAATGCAATTGGTATTAAGCATAATGTAGTTAGTAATACTAAACCTTACAGTTTTTTTAAACAATTAAAGAATTTAATATGCAAATAGATACAGAACATCTGCACCACTGGATGCAGGCCATTAGACAAAGTCCAGATCCTATGCGGACCATGGATGCCTTTTGGTCAGGTCAACTTAAAAGTAAAGAATGGTTGATAGTTAATCTTAGAGCACATGTAAAAAAGTTTGTTAGTATTGACATTCACGGTGGATGGGTTGGTGTACTAGCCAGTATGCTATTTCAAAGTGATGTTCCAATTATCAACATCCGTAGCATTGATATTGATCCTGCCTGCGAGCCTATTGCTGTTAACATGAACAAGATCGAAGAAATAGTAGGCAAATTTCGAGCAGTTACAGCAGATATGTGCGCTATTCGCAGTGATGCAGATGTAGTTATTAACACTAGTTGTGAACATATAACTCAAGATCAATATGACATATGGTTAAGTGGCATGCCACATAACAGTCTTTTAGTACTACAAAGCAATAATTACAATATAGAAGAGCATGTTAGGATTGCTAACAGTTTGGAAGAATTTAAACAACAATGCGGCATCAATGTAATTTGGGCCGGAGAGTTGGAATTACCACTATACACTAGGTATATGGTTATAGGAAAACAATAATGAAAATTTTAATGACAGGTACAAGTGGCTTTATAGGACAACACCTAGAGCCATTATTAAAAGAGCAACACGAAATTTATTCTTTAAAAAGTGACTTGCTAGATTTTGACGCAGTTACTAAAGAAGTGTTGGACTTTCAGCCTGACATTATTGTACACCTCGCCGCACGTACAGAAGTTGAAAAGAGTTTTTACGAACAAACAACTTTTAGTCAAATTAATTATGTGGGTAGTGTAAATTTGATCGAAGCCGCATCTAAGGTTCCTACACTGAAAAACTTTGTGTTTGCCAGCACAATGGAAGTCTACGGTTGGCAACCCATCAGTGATGTCGTACAGAGTGGACGAGTTCCTGAAGTATTTGAAGCATTCGATGAAAACACATATCCAAATCCTAATGCACCTTACGCTGTGGCCAAGTATGGAGTTGAGAAATATTTAGAATATGCACATCGTTGTTTAGATTTGCCCTTTACTGCTATTAGACAAACCAACTGTTACGGCCGCAAAGATAATGACTTCTTTGTTACTGAACAGTTTATCATGCAGATGCTGACTAATCCACATGAAGTAGAATTTGGTTATGCAGAGCCTTATCGTAACTTTATCTTTATTGACGACATGTTGAGTGCATGGACTACAATTATTAATAATCCCGCACTGGTAAACACAGGAAAGATTTTGACCATCGGGCCAGACAATCCAATTAAGATTAAACACTATGCAGATATGATTGCAACGAAACTTAATTGGACAGGTAAAATTCATTGGCATCGTAAACTACATCGTCCTGGAGAAATCTATTGGTTAAACAGTAATCACAACTTGCTTACCAAGTTAACAGGGTGGATACCTCAAGTAACTTTAAGTGACGGATTAGATAAAACTATTGAAATTTGGAGAGAGAAATTAAATGTTAAATGAATTACAAGTACACTGGGACAACAAAGTTGTTGACTACGATTTAGAAAAGTATAACTGGCCTGCGTGGGCACTGGGTGTAATTCAAGAAGTCGCTCCGCAAATTAAAGAATTAGAAACAATGCACGAGTTTTTAACTCCTGCAGAAATTGTCAGAGTAGGACAGCATGTACAAAATGCATGTAGTCGTAGAGATTTTATGGAACGCTTTGATGAGTTTGCCGAAAGCATTGTGCCACAGCGTATTGGCAATAAGCGATATATGATTCAACGTCAAGGAACGCTACGAGTTGTCATTCCTAACCAAGCAAAGGTTGGACGTAGGCTTGCATTTCATCAAGGTATTTTCGTAGGCAATGGACGTGGATGCAGAACTATCTGGACGCCATTTACTCGTGCAGAAAAGACCAACACTATGTGGATGTTGGATCTAGCAGTTAGTCGTGAGATTACTAAAAAGGTGCTTGCTGAAAAGTGGAGCATGGAAAAGTTTGAAGAAGAAAGTTTAAAACATGCGTGGCCAGTGACATTAGATCCAGGGCAAAGTCATTTATTCTTTCAAGAACACATTCACGGTAACGTAAATAATGATGAAGGCTACACCCGTGTTAGTATGGACATGCGTATTCTAATTGAAGGTGAAGAATGGGGACGTAGACTACCAGGAGGTTTTATGCGTTTACCAGGCGACTACGAAGTTACAGAAGTAATGGATTATACAGGTAAGAGTTTTATTACTTACGCCGGGTGGAATAGTAAATTCAGCAAAGACATTCCGT